CTATACCTTTTTTGTAAAGTATCCACTTCGTTTGAAACGGATTCTTCATTCTGAACTTCTACATTAGGGCTCGTCTGCGTATTACCGCTTTGTTCCGAGGTTGTTTGCGAAGGTTCGTCTATTATTGCACCGTTGACCTGACTATCTAATGCTTCAAAGAAATCATCGGAAGTCATGTCCATCACTGCATCTTGTACGTTTGCACTTTCGGGGGCTTCTGTAGCGTTACCTACTTGTTCTGACATACTGTCTCCTATTTTAGAGTTGTTTTTAATTTAATGAACATAGTATATACTTTTCAAGAGTCAATATTACTCGTTTTCAGCAACATCTTCTTTTGCAGATTCCATGTCCATTTTCATTTGGTCTCGCATTTTTTCAAACTCAGCTTTCATTAAACCTCTAAGAAGTTTTTGTTGAGACTCAGTTTCGAGAACATCTTTTCGTATCTCATTACCAGCATCTCCGACTTTCATCTTGATACCAGCTTGTACTAATTGTCTTTGTAATGTTTCTATTGTACCATCTTTATCTTTAGCAGATTCTTCCATAGAAGCTACTTGAGATTGCAATTGGGAATAAACAGATTTTCTTTCTACTATTTGTTTTTTATTCCTTATATCTGTTTCCGCTATCATTGCTATATCATCAATCAATCCAGCTTGGAACCATTTAAAATATTCCTCTAATAATGCCCATCTATTTACTGGCATTGTGGCTCCAGCTACAACTCTTACATCAAATCTTGCACTTGCATAATCTTTAAATTTTCCAATCACATCTCCATAATCATTATACATTTGTATATTTATTCTTACTTCTTTTTCTTGTTCTTGTGGAGTTTGACCAGCTTCAGGTTGTACTATTCTAAATACTTTTTCTACATTGTAATGATTTTGAGCTCTTATTTGAAAACATCTACCGAGATGTTCTAACGCTGGCTCAACCACACTTCCCATCCATGCTTTCAATCTTCGAGTTCCAAATTCATCATTTGCTAATAATCCACGATATGTTTCAGTTTGCTCATTTGCAAAACCCATCATTGCAGATGGAACACCACTTATATATTCTGCATCAGCCTTACCTTCCTGAACCACCGAATAAAATGCATTATTTATTGGAGCTGGAAGTATTGGAGTTGGAGTTGCAAATCCTTGCCTATATTTTAACAATGCACCTGGAGCGGATGAATATCTTTCCCACTCGTCTTCTGGAACAGCTCCCTCTTCATACATCCACCTAAGATTAGAAGCTAAGTTTGCATTATGAAGCATAATTTGATGAGCTTTGTTTATTTCTTGTTGCTTTCCTATTAATGGAGTAACTGCGCTCATTGGATATGGTGTTCCTGTATACATATAAGGAATAGGTATAATTGGATATTCACTTATTGGTAAAGTATATTCATATAAAAATACATCATCACCAGCGCTGCAAGTTTGTATAATTCTATTTTCATAAAATTTTATTGCATCAACAATTTGTTTCTTTGCTTCTGGAGATTTTAAAAGAACTCTATAATCTGATGATGACATTATTTGTTGTCTTACAACAGTCGCAGCGTCTTGAGCTTCAGACATTAGTTGCATTTCTTTTTCTTTAATTGCCTGAGCTGCCATTTCTTGAGATTTTTTAATTTCTAATTTAGCTCTTTCTGGAATTATTTCACCAGATTGCACAGCTTGTTCAATTTGAATTTGTTTTTCCATTAATCCAACTTCAATTTCTTGTTGAAAATCAGATAATTGCTTTTGGACCTCTTCTTTTATATTATCCATCTCAGCTGGAGAAGGCTGAACTCTTATATATACATTGTAGTATTCAAATTTCTTTTTATGATATGTTTCATAATATGCAACAATATCCTCATCTTCAGCTTCTAAACTGATACCCATTGTAATATCTTCAGGCTGTATGGATTCACCTAAATCAACATCTCTTTGAGAATAAGACACAACGTCAGTACTTCTAGTTACCTTTTTTATCTTAGCTGCAAACTCTGGCAACATATTCATAAGTCTCGACCTTGCAATATTCTTTTTTACTTGAATAAAATTAGCATCTCTAAATAAAAAGTCTCTACTTGCTGGGTCTACAAATACATCATAGGGGTCAAGTCTACTAAATCTTACTTCACCCATTCCCCTATCAGCGTCTTTATCTACATCTACAAGAAAATATCCTACCCCTTTTGTAAGGGCATCCAAAGCAATTTGACTATATAATGATTTACCATTAGATAGATACCAACAATAATCTGCAATGTCTGAATGGACTTGGGATATGTCTACATCATCCCCAGTTGCTCCAACTGCTTTCCATTTAGGATTATTAGCAGTTACAAAATATTTCATTATTTCTACAATAGGAGTTACCCTATTAATAGTAAATGTAGGCATCCCAGATTCTTCTAATGCATCTTTTTCTTCTTTAGATAATTGCTCATTAAGGTAAAAATCATATCCTTTTTGGGATAAAGTTTGCCATCTTTGTCTATGAGAATTATTTGCCCTTTCCCATAGTTGTTTATTTATTTGGGCTTTCGTTTTTTTAGTTGTTCTCGCCATTTATTTTTTCTTTAATGAATCATCTGGGCATATAGAATAGTATCTTCCATCTTTTTTAACTACTTTACATCCCATTTTCTTTTCACCTTCTAATGTTAATTTCCAAGTTTTATGTTTTGCACCTTTTAAAAGGAGACCAGTTTTTGGAACTCTACTTTGCCAATGTCCAGTTGAATCTGGTTTTATTCCATATTTTTTAGCTGATTCATAATCATACCCAGAACTTTCAGCATCAAACTTCTTTTTTTTATTTTGCATTTATCTTTTTGAAATTGGGTCTTTTACTGGTTTACCAGCTTTAAATTTTAATTTTTTACTGCATTTACCACTTCTAAAAACTCCTCCAACTTTTTTACATTCATCTCTTTTTTTATACCATTCTTTATTTCTTGGTATTTTTGTTTCTAAAAGAACAATTTTATTAAATCTTTTAGAAGTTTTCATTGTTTTTGGAGAACTAATAGGTTTTTTATTTTTCATAATTAATCTTTTATCTCTACATGAACTAAGTCATCGAATTTGTTATCGTTAATATCTCCATCGGAATCCCAATCACCACCCCAACGGATATTGACACCCATTGCTTTTCCTAATCCTCTTAACATTCCACCCATGTAGTGAAACATTTCTCTATCTTCCCAATCTATCGGGTAAGGAGCGAGGTCAACAGCTTTTCCTTCTATGTGTTTGGAATACTTGGTTTTCGTTTTCCCTTGTGCTAATAATTCCTGTTGCCGCTCCTTACTCCGCAAACCTTCAATAATCGTGACATCCATAATTTTAATCAATTCATTAAGAACATTAACAAGTTTAGAATCAATGCCTTTAAGCCTATCCCTACTTCTTTTACCAAATTTATACATTATGCAATCAACCAGCTTTTCGCTTTTCTTTTAGGTTTAAACCAACTTCTTTTCTTTTCATCTTTTTTCATATTAGGTGGAAAAGAATGAATTTGTGCGTAATAAAGGCTCTCTATTGTGTCATCATGAGCCATTTTCGGCCCGAAAGTAAGAATTTCGTTGATTAAATCAAACATATTTTTGCGTAAATGCACTGTTCCGGTACTAAAACGGGCCGCAAGTCCGCTATAAATTCGATTTCTTTTCTGTGTTCCGCCAGGTTTCTCAGGAATAACTGCAATATCGTACTTATTTATCCTTCTTCTTTCATCATTTAGAGCCTGAAAGATACTTCTATTCATTGCAACGTCCTCAACGGTGGATGACATGCAGTTATATTTCTGATGTAATTCTAGGATTATATCCACAACTCCCTTCTTTCCAAGTATCTCTCCTGTCTCTGGATTCTTAGAACCTATGGTTGGAACGCTTCTATGTCTTTCATATTCTAATACATATAATTCATTATTAGAGTCTATTGCAATCACAGTAATGACAGAAAAATCACTATGCTTTGTATCAATGTCTGTGGCTGGGTCGCAACCAATGAATGTATTAACAGGTATATCATTGCCATCCTTAACAATATAATTAATTCCATCTTCATGTTTATAGTATCCTTCCCAATATCTTATGTGTTCTCTTCTCCATATAGCATCCTCAGCACTCATCACCTCCATCATGTATTCTTGAAAGAATTTTTGAGGTTGTCCAGAATCAGAGTAGAATTTTTTCTTTTCTTTTATTTTCGAGATTGGAAAGAACGACTCCCATA